ACGTGGACCAGCATGTTGGTCCGCCCCGAGTCCTCCACCTCGCAGACCGGGAACGACCAGGACGTGTAGTTGGAGAGCTTGCCGGCCATGTCGATGTCGGAGGCGATGGCCTCCAGGATGGCTGCGCTCGTGGTCCCCTGGATATGCCACATCCGGTGGGAGCTCCGAGTGAGCCGATACATCACCAAGTCTATGCCGGACAGCACCCCGCCCCCAGTCCCGTGGTCCTCCTCCCAGTCCTGCACCACCAGGGGCGGAAGGGTCAGGGAATGCCCTCCTGCGCTCAATGCCAGCGTGAAGGTTGCGTCCTCCAAAAACGCATCCAGCAGGGAGCGGTCCGTGTCACCCAGCACGGTGTACCCGTGTGGCATGTGTGACAGGACCGCGCTCCAGGTCCATCCCTGGTTGATGCTCTGGGTCACGGTCACGGACTCGACGGGCAGGGGGTCGCCGTTCGGGTCGAGGAGGGTCACGTTGATGTCCATCGTCAGACCTCGTCAGCCTGCGAGCGCAGGGACAGGGTCGCGCGCCAGAGGTCGCTGCCCGGGGTCGCCTCCAGGCTCAGGCCGGTCACGCGGCCCGCCCAGGTGCGTCCTGCGTTGTCGGTCACGCTGGCGGTCCCGTCCTGGGTCAGGACAAGCGCCCTCAGGGAGGCCGCCTCGGCGTCCGTCAGGCCCACCTCCGTCTGCAACGTATGCGTCACCTCGGGTGCCTGGACGTCATAGACGTAGCTCCTCCCGTAGCTCCCGGCCGTACGGGATAGCGTCTTGCGGATCACCAGGTCCTTCTCGACCTGGCTCTGCCCGATGTACTCCCATGTCGCCATGCGCTACCTCCAGGGGCCGGCCATCAGGCGCTTGCGTTGTTGCTGCTGCTCGAGGAGCTTGCCCACTTCCCGAGCGACCACTCGCGCCTGGGGCTCGGTGCTGGCCGAGCCGTCTATCATGACAGTCTGATGCACTTCGGTCCTGGTGCTGGTGGACTGCGAGATCCGCGGACTGGACGGCGCAGAGAGAACTGGGACGGGCATGGTACGGGCCATGCCATCCAGGCCCGGATAGCCTCCCGTCGGATAGCCGCCGTCCGAGACCAGGCGCGACCCCTCCGGGCCATACCCGGGCGCGTAGCTGAACTTCCCGTCGGTAGTGGTCCCAGCCGGAACCATCGGGGAGGCTTCAGTCCCACCACCTCCGGCTCCACCGCCAGAGATGGAGCTGAGCGATGCGGCCGCCAGGGAAGCCGCGGCCGCCAGTTCGCGCAGGGCGGCCCCTCCCGATGTCGCCGCGGCCCCGAACTCTGCCTGGACAGGCGGCAATTCGGCCAAGCTCTTGCCGGTCTGCTGGGCAGTCTCGCCCAGCTTCTTCAACTCGTCCTCGGCGCCCGGGGCGCTGTCGGCCTTTTTACCGCTCATCTGCAGGCCACCCAGCTTGAGGCCTTGCAGCCCTGGCAGAACGTCAGCGAATGCCTCCTCGCCGGTCATGATCGGCGAGTTCTCTCCACCGATGCGGTCCTCGGGGCGGAAGCGCTTGCGCGCCCGGTCCTTCTGGGCCTCGGCGTCCTCGACGTCCAGAACCTCCTGGCGTAGACCAGACAGCCGGCGCTGACGCTCCTGCTCCTCGAGGATGCGCCGGCGTAGCATGCCGCGCTTGCGCGCCTCCTCGATCAGCTCTTCGCGCCCCTCGGCTGCCCGGATCTCGGCGTCGGTTTCCATCTGGATCATCTCGAGCGCGGCCTGAAACCGCTCCGAGCGTCGAGACCGGAGCTCAGCCTCCACATCCTCCCCTGCCCGCTGCCGGGTCTCCAGGGTGGCAATCTCGGCGTCCAACAACTGCTGCGACAGGCCGGCCGTCTGCTGTGCGGACTGTCGCTCGCGCTCGGCCATCTGCTCGACCAGGTCCGCCTCACGCCGGCGCAGGTCGTTGATCTCACGTTGCAGGGTCTTGCGCGACTCCGCATCGCTGCGCAGGTCCTGGCTGCTGCGCAAGACCCGCTCGTAGAGCTCCAGGGACTGCCTGGTGGCCTCCAGTTGTTCCTGTTGTCCCCGGGCACCGGCCTGGAGTTCCTGAGCTTGCTCCCGCAGGGCCGCCAGTTGGTCCGCCCGGGCGGACCGCTCAGACCCCTCCAGGCCTCGCTGCGCATCCTCGCGCAGGCGGTCGTACTCCTGGCGGAGCTCGGGCACCTGGTCCAAGAGGACCTGGTGAGCGCGCGCCCAGTCGTCGAGGAGGCGCAGGACTCCACGATAGCCCTCCGCTACCTGGGCAGCCGTCCCCTCGCCACTGGATGCCAGGCGCTGGGTCTCCTCGGTGGCAGCCCGGATCGCCTCCTGCAGGGCCGTCCTCTGGGACTGGATCTCCTCCTGACGCTGCTGCTGGCGAGCCTGGTGTAGCTGGTTGAGAACCTGGGTCTCCTCGGCCACGTTGCCGCGCACGGCCTGGAGCTTGCGCTCGAGGTGCGCGATGGTGGCCTGGAGATCCTGGTCCCGCCCCGCCTGGGCGCGCGCGAACTCCTGGTCCATCAGGCGGATGCGCTCGGTCGCCGCGCGGGACTCGAACTGCTGAATGCCCTCCTGGCGTCGCCGGCGCTCGTCCAGCAGGCTCAAGATGGTCTCCGCCGCCGCGCGGTCAGCCTCAGACAGGCCGCTATCCAGCAACCGACTACGCAGGGAATCAGCGCTGAAGGCGGGGAGGTTGCGCTTGGCCGCCTCGGTCTGGAGGCGGCTCAGGGCAGACTCCACCTCGCCAAGAGCCTCCCGCATCACCCGGGCATCTTGGGCCTTGTCGGCAAACTTCAAGTAGGCGTCGAGGCCCTTGGCCTGCTCGACGGCGCGAGCGAGGGCCGGCTCGAACCCCTCGTAGACCTGCAGCAGGCCGCGCGAGGTCGAGAGGGATTTGAGCAGGTTGTCCAGGGTCAGCCTGGCCTGCTGCTCGCTCAGGAGCGCGGTGTCGAGGGCTTGCTCGGCCTCCTGCACCCGCTCGCGGTGAACCTGGTTATCGACCTGCGACAGGGTGCGGATCCGCATCAGCGCGATCTCTGCCTGGGTCGTCTCGTTGACGGCGTTGGTCAGCGCGTCCTGAGCCTCTCGGCTCTCGCCACCCAGGCGCCCCACGTCCTCGCGCAGCTTGTCGACCGTGATTCCGGCGTCCTGCATGGCCCGTACAACCCGACTCGGGTCTCCAGCCTCGAGGAGACGGGACACATCACCGGCAACGTTAGTCGGCGTCGAGTTGAACCCGATCCTAGCTCCGGTGGCTCCCTCAAGAGCCTCTCGATATTGCCGCCACATCTGCACCGAGTCCTGCAGGTCGCGGGACTCCTTGTCGAGCCTCTCGCTCATCTCCCGCTGCTGGCGCTCGTAGCTGGAGATGCTGCTGCTGATCGCCACATAGCCGGCGGCGATGGCCATCAGCGCAACCCCGATCGGAGTAGTCGCCAACGCCATCATGGCAACGCGAGCCTGAGAAGCACTCGCAGTCAGCGCCGCCAGAGTCCCGCCCATGGACTGAATGGAAACCTGAGCACGGGCCAGACCCTGAGCGAGCACGGAGGCCTGGGCCCCCAGCTCCAGCGCCTTGCTCCCCGCAGAGGCCAGGCTGCCGGCGACAGCAGTGCTCATGCCGATCACCTCGGCAAGAGGAGGAGCCGTTTCGCGCATACCAGAGATAAAGCGAGCCAGGGCTCCTCCAGCCTCGTCCGCAAACTGCACAAGCGCCCGACCACCATCCTGACGGAACAGGTCCAACTGGGCCTGGAATTGCTCCACCCCTCCGGCCATCCGGTCCATCGATCCAGAGAACCGCTCAGAGTCCGCCAGGCGCTCCAGTGCTTGGCGCGCTGCATCGGCCTGGGCGGGAGTCCCCACCAGAAGCTTGCCTGTGGCGTCCACCGACGCGCCGAACTGCTGGAGATCACGGCCAGAAACGCCGAATTCCTTGCTGAGGGCCAAGATAGAACGCTTCGCGTCCTCTCCCCCCCGGGCCAGGTTGCCCCAGATTTGCGCCAAGCTCTCCACGCTGTTCCCGGTCGCGGCCGCCACGTTGCCGATGCGGGTCAGGTTCTCGGCCGTAACTAGCCCCTCGACTCCAAACTTTTGCATGGTTTGGGCCGCCTGGACAAATTGTTCTCCGGAAAATGGGGGGGTCGCCCCTAGCTCGCGGATCGCATCGCTCAGCGGTCCAACCTGGTCAGCCGAGAAGGTCGCAGACAACTTGTCCTGCAGGCTATCGACAGAGTCACCAGCTCGGTAAAAAGAGGACGCTATCGAGCCGAAACTCTGAGCGGCGGCCCCGGCAGCCCTCTGCACGTCGCCCATGGTGGTCTGGACGTTGCGCGCGGAATCCTTGATTTCCTTGAGGTCGGCCGCAAGGCTGCGCCCCAGCGAGGTATCAGCCTTGCGGGTGATCCGCTGCTGGAGCTTGTCAACCTCGGAGGTGGCCTCGGCGACGCCCGTCTTGAGCTCGGACGCATCCGCTCCAATCTTGACAATCGCCTTGGCCACATCAGCCGCCTCTCTCGCGTCTCTCCCGCGTCATCGCCTCGTACTGGGTCTTGTAGTAGCGGGCTCGACTCCCGTCGAGGTCCCAGTCTGGTTCCGGATGCTCGTCACCGCCAGCCAAGCGGGCCTGCCAGGCCTTCTCGCGCCATTGCTCGCGACGCGCCAGGCGGCTCATACAGGCGATCTGGCGCAACGTCCACTCGCGCCAGATCGCGCGAGGGTCCATGCCATACCGGGCAGCGACCGGGTCTATGACCTCGGCCCAGCCGAGGTTGCCGTCTGGGACAGCCTCGCCATCATCAGCCGCCTCTGTAGGCGGCTGAGAGAGTTTCCCGGCAGGTTCTCCAAGTCGTTCAGGCGCTCCTGAACTTCCACGAGCTGCTGACGCATGCTCGGCGACACCTGCGCCAGGAACTCCTGGTCCGCCGGAGGACCATCATCTGCTGGCCTGGACAACAGCCAGGACACCAGAGCGTCCGAGGAGGCCTGGATAGACCTCTCGACCGACTCGACATCAGAGGTCTCACCCAGGGAAGACAACCTCTGGATGGGCTCGGCCTGCATCAGTATGAGCCGCTCGACGTCGGAACCTGACATCTCCTCGAGCAAAAACCGGCGCCCGACAATCTCGACCTCACAGGCCCGGCGCTCCAGCACCATGCGCTCCATGGTTCAGCTCCTCCTGAAAGTCCGGCCCCCCCGCTGCCACGGGGAGGCCGGAAAACGATGGGACCAGCTATCAGGACCCAGGGGTCACGACCACCCCGGGAGGAGGATCACCCGGCTGCAGAACATTCACCGTCCCGCTGTCCGCGAACCGCTCCTTGTAGTAGCAGCCCAGCTTCTGGTCCTCCCAGTTCGGGTCCGAGCTCTCCAGCGCGAAGAACTTCGCTCCGACGGTGCGGTACTTGTTGGTCGCCCCGTCATAGGTGAAGTCCAGCGTGCCCTCGGTCCGGCCACGCGGGATAATCGCGGTCTCCTTGATCCGGCTCACGGGCGACTGGTGGATGACCTGGACCTGCACCTCGTCGAGCGTAACCAACCCGCCGAAATCCAGACGATCGCCCACAGGAGTCGAATAGCTGTAGTCAACCAGGAGGTGCTCCATGGTCTGGATACGGCCGACCAGTTGACGGTGGATCTCCCGGCCGATAATCACATAATCCGCGCCCTCCTCGTAGATGGTGCCAGCCGGGTCACTGCCGACCACCACGTCTCCAGGGTCATCGGGAACATGGCCCAGCCGGGCGATGTCGTCCCTGCCGATCTGGACCGACTCGTGGGCGGTAACAGGGTCTCCGAGGACCGCAGTAGCCGGACGCCCCTGGATCGCAGCGAGATTCTCCGGGGTAACCTCCAAGACAGGGAACTCGATGGAGGCCTCCTCCTCGGTGACACAGGCTCCCTGTTCGCGGAGCGGGATTCCTGTCTTCAGGGGGAGCATGGTGGGCTTGTAGAGATACTTGATGGGGCCTTGCTGGAGGCCCGTATCCACACCGTTGATGTAGACGTCGCCCGCCCCCAGGCTGACGTTCTGATAATTCTTGCTCATCCTACCTCCTCGTGTTGCTCCGTCGGATATGCCACGGTCTCGACCGTGACCGGGATATGGACCTCCCCGAGCCAGACCGACCTGGAGTCCAGGGCCAAGCGGCCCGAGTGCGGGTCGTAGTCACCAGGCCGCACGGCATCCAGCCTGAAACCGGGGCCAGGCGACAGGTCGGCCAGGCAGCCGCCCTGGAGGAAGAGATCCCGGATCCTGCCGCCTGCCCGATTCAGGTCCCGGTTGGGCTCACCGTCCTCGGCCAACTCCTGGGCGTAGATGACATCCACCGAGTAGGTCACCCGCCACGACTGGAGGCTGCCCCTGACCTGGTACTCTGGGATGTCTGGTTCTGGCGCCGGTGACCTACCAGCGCGCACGATGACTGCCGGCAGCCTGGCAGCCAGGTCGGCCAGGGGGAAGCCCTCGAACTGGTCTTGCTGGCAGCGCTGGAGCCCCAACTCCTCGCCCAGCTCCTCCCACACGAGGTCGCGGATGGCCTCAGCGACCTCGTCAGGGTACGTGACGACACGCATCACATGACGAACCCCCTCTCTGCCGCCACCTGCAGGTTGCGGATGATCTCCTCCCGAGAGGCCTTCAGGGCGGGCCCCATGATCAGCCCCAGGACAACCTCAGCGCTCTGGACCACCGACACGTTGCGCAGATACTGCCGGCCTCGGTCGCGGCGCTTGGCCCAGGCGTATAGCTTGGGGTGCGAGGCAAACGCGAAGAACTCCATCCCGGACCGGTCAGTCCGGCCCCTCGCCCAGGCAACCTTGGCCCCCTGCTTATCATGGGTCGGGATGACCCGCCCGGCCCGCGCAGGGTGTGGACGCATCCACAACCCCTCGCGCTCCAGGCTATCTCCGCCCTCGTAACGGCTGATAACATCCATCGCAGCCTTGGAGCGGTTCTTCAGCAAAACCCGATTCGCGCGGATCTCCCCCTCTTGGCGGTCGGCGGAAATCCTGGCCTCCCATGCTTCCCGCCGAGCCGCGGCGCGACCGACCCGTCGCGCCGACTCGAAATCCTGGATGTTGAGCTGCCGGGGGGCGAAGTGCCTGTCCTCTGTCCGCACCAGGAGCAGCCTGGTGCTGAGCTCGACCGCGTCGCCAACAGACTGGATGCACCGGTCCATGGCCGCGCGCATCTGCCTCTGAACCTCCTCTTTCCCCAGCAGGGCCATGGCGATCTGCATCTCACACCTTCTCCGAGAGGATGGCGGTCCAGTAGGGGCCGGTCGGCCGAAACGAGTCGTCGCGAAGCATCGCGATGGTGTAGGTCCGTCCGCGGAAGGAGACCCGGTCTCCCGACTTCACGTGCCGGTCCTCGGGATCAACCCCCTCAGCCCAGAGAGAATCCGGGAACGGAGTCCAAGAGAGCTGATACTCGGCCTGTTCCACCTGAGAGAGCAGCAGCTCCCTGGCCTTGGGGCCCAGTGTCGCGGGCGGGACGCAGGGCATGGCAGCGACAACCGTCTGCCAGGCCATGACCCTCTTGCCGGTCTCGGCGTCGGTCGAGCCCATCTGACGCGACAGGCTGACCGTGAAGGTGCATCGTGCCGGGTTCACGTCAGCCACCTCGTCGCGGGCTTGTAGGCGTCCAGGACCTCCAACGTCTCCGCCGTGAACCCCTCGGCCGAGGAGAACTTCTGGCTCCATCCTCCGGGGGTGGACTCCTCCAGGAGGCCTGGGCTCCGACTCAGTAGGCGGACTACCTCGCGGATGCAGGCATACTGGAGGTCACCAGGGAGAGGTGGGGCCAGGGGAGTCTCGGAGTACTCCGGCTCCACCCAGGGCAGCATGTAGCCGCCAGTGTAGGCCACCAGGATATACTCCACCTGGGGGTGCAGGCGTGGATCGTGGGTCAGGTCAGGGAACCGGCCACCGGTCAGCGGCCAGCCGGCCTGGCGGTAGAGGTAACCCTCCTTGTCGCTATCCGCAGTGCGGAGGTAGTCCGTCAGCGCAGTCCCGAGCACGTCCGAACCTCCAGACGTGAGGATGACCGACTCCACCTCGACGATCGGACGCCGTCGCAGGTAGAGCCTGAGCCCCCCGCTCCCCTCGTAGCGCTCCGGCGCCTCCGAGGGGACCTGCACCGCAGCGAATTCGCGCTCCGTGACCGACTCGAACCAACTCGACACGTAGCCGATGACGCGCTCGATGCGCGAGACGGAGACGGACGCCGAAACCCCCTCCTCCTGCACAGCCTCCACGGTGGTCAGAGCGTTGAGGGGGAGCGACATCAGGACACCTTCTTCGCGCGGCTGCGGCGGGGGCGCGGAGCCTTCTTCGGCTCGGGCTCGGGCTCGGGCTCGGGCTCGGGAGCCGGGTCAGGATCTGGAGCTTGCACCGGGTCCGGCTCCGGCACTTCGATAGCAGGCGGGGGCTCCGGAACTGGAGCCGGCTCGGGAACCGGGGGCGAAAGAGCAGGGACTGGAGCCGGGACCACGGGGGCCACCGCCACAGGGGCAGGGACGATGCAGGCCAGCTTCCGGAACTCGAGAGCGCGCGCGATGCTCTCGGGGCACTCGATTTCATGCCCCGGCCGCATGTCCTGACCTCGGAAACAGACCATCTGGGAAAACCTGACTCGCATGGGATTCTCTTCCTCGACTTTCTTTGGAGCCGCCTTTGGAGCCGCGGCGGGGGGGGCGACAGGCGGATCCGCAGCAGGAGTGCTGCGCCCCCTGGCCGGCCTGATCTCCAGCGTCCACCCGCCAGACGGCTTGGGCTCCCTGACGTAGGCCTCCAGGGGAGTCCGGGCCGGGTGAAATATCTCCATCCGGCCCTCGTGGAGATAGCGATCTGACCAGTGCTCGCACTCGATGGACCAATCGCCCAGACAGACCTCTCCGGACTTCCTAAGGCCCCGCACCATCTGCACGTCGGGTCCGATAGGGGGATCGTCTGTCCAACTCAGGCCCAGGGCCCGCGCCTTGTCTCGATCGATGGCGCAGCAGTACCAGCCACCTCCATCAATCTCGACGAGATCCTGCCCCTCATAGGAGGCCGTCTCGATGCGCACCACCTGCCCGTTCTTCTCGGTGATGCGCCAGTGCGGGATGACGTAGTGCGACCAGCGGGACACCTCTGTCCCCTGGACATAGGCAGCCCCCGTCCGGTGGTAGATCTCCAGGAGTCGGGGGTATGCGTCGTGGTCCGGCAGCGTGTCGTCCTCTGCCGCCAAGATGATGGGCGCGAGAGCGGCCTCCAGGAAACTCTCCCAGTGTCCGACAACCCGCGGCTTCCGAAGGTCGCCTCGCCCGCGCTCCGGGAGCTTGCAGTTGTCCGTGCACATCAGGCGGATCCCCGCCAGACGGTGCCGCTCCTCCAGGAGTCGCTCCCGGATCCTGGACTGCATGGCATGATCGTTCGTGTCGGCGATGACGAGGAGCTCTGTCCGCTCCGGCAGCCACCACTCGCGGAACGAATCGAACCAAGGCTCCACCGCCCAGACCCGGGAGATCGGGCAGACCATCGAGTGAAGCGGTGCACGCGGCTCCTGCAGGGTGATCCAGCTCATCCGCGCATCCTCCGCATCTCCTCCGCGATCGCCGCGTCCTCTCGTTGGGCCTCGGACCACACCTCCGGCTCTCTCCGGCGCTTGGTCAACTGGTCCGGGTGGAGGCGCCCCAGGTAGAGCGGGGCGGGGATGTAGGACACCTTGACCTGGGACTGGATCTGTGCCCAGCACCAGAGCGAGTCGTATCCGCCCCGGCGGATCAGCAGCTCGGAGGGAACCAGGTCCGCAACGTTGGGGCGGAACACGGCGGTCCCAGAGTTGTAGGCATCCCGGAACGCCTCCAGGTCTTCACGCCCCCACAACTCACCCCAGTTGGAGGGGTCGCGATGCCGGATGTGCGGCCCCGTGTTGCGCCACGGACCTTCCACAGCATCAGACCATGCGATGTCGCAGTAACAGACGTCGGCCTGGTCGCGCCACAGGCGCGTTACTTGCCGCGTCAGCCGGTCCGGGGTGCAAGAGTCGTCGGAGTCCTGCCAGGCGGCCAGGTCGCGACCCGAGGCCAAGAACGACTCAGCCAGATAGCGCCGGACGTAACCGATGCCCCGGTTCTCGCGTGCGACCTCCAGGGCCACGCGCCGGCGGATGTCCGCGGGCTGCGCCTTGCGCCAGGCCTCCACGGCCTGGGGAGTCCCATCCGACGAACCGTCGTCATAAACCAAAGCCTCCCAGTCGGCATAGGTCTGGGCGGCAATGGCGTTCAGCGCGAACGGGACCAGGCCCGCACGATTGAACGTCGGAATCAGGACCAGGACTCGCATGATGTTTCCCTCCCACGGTAGAGTNNGAGGCGCGCGCCCCGGAGCCCGGGTGGTCATCCCGTCAGGGTCAGGAGGAGATGGGGGCGTTGTCGAGGGTGACCTCGCAGAACGCCTCGGGGCGATTGTGCTGCAGGGCGGTGCGCATCTCTGCGATGACGTAGATCATGCCGGCCAGCTTGGCGTTCCCGATCGCGTCGGAGAACTCCACGGTCGCCTCCTGGCGGTCGCGGATCTTGGTCCCGGTCTTCCAAGCACCGACCGAAGCAATCCCCTCAGCCTGACCGTCCAGAACCAGCAGGGGGCGACCCCAGAGCTGGGACAGGATGGTGGAGCTGGTCGGGTCCCCGAACAAGTAGCGGCCGTAAAGGTCCTTCCGCTTGAGGAGCCTGGCGTGGTTGTTGGGGTGGAGGACCGTGCCGTCGGACTGCAGCTTGGCCACCCGGATCTTCGCCATGGCCTCGAGGATGGCGTCCGCCTCGTTGTCGCCGACCTCGCCGTCCGACCAGCGGTACCTCTGGCACAGCGAGTCCCTCATCAGGCCCAGGTGGTCCTCACCCATGCCGGAGCCGCGCAGGAACTGAACGGTCTCCTTATCGTACAGGCCAGGGATGAGCTGGTCGGAGATGGACTCAGACAGTCCGGCCAGGTCTTCCAGGCTGGACTTCGGGATCGCGATGTAGTGCCCCATCCGCTTGACCGGGTCGGTCACGACCTGGCCTTCGATCTGCGACGGCGGCAGCAGAACCGCGGTGTCGGGGTCGATGTTGACCGGGACGATGGCCGCCGCGTTGGTGAATCCGGTCTCGCGGTAGTAGACCACGCTCGGACCAGTGCAGGGGACGACGCGCATGATGTCGCGGAGCTGCATCGCGGTGGTCGGATAGGGAACGAACTCCTCGACATACTCCGACGCCAGGACGTCGGCATCGCGAATGTCGTCGAACCCGACGGCCTGAGCCCGGGGGACCCGAACGAACTCGCCGGGCGCCAGAACCTGGGCGCGGTAGGTCTTGCTGGTCCCGCGGCCACCGTGGCTGGACCAGTCCTTGAACTCTTCGGAGTCGAGGATCCCCTGGACCAGGGAACGATAGCCCTCACCCCTGGAAGCCGGGCGCTGGGACACCTCCGCGCCGAAGGGGCTCTGGATGCTGTCGACGTAACGGCGGAAGTTGGGGTCCTGGCGGGGGTCGACGACCCGCTGCCCTCTTCGATTCTCGGTCTGCAGGGCGCGCTGGACGGACTCCTCGATCATGGCCTTGGTCGCGCGGACCGGATCGTCGGCCTGCGCGATCCTCTGGGTCGGGCTCTTCAGGTTCTCGGACATTGCTCTCTCCTTCTGCCGGTTCCCGCCCGGCGGTCGCTGTGTCCGCCACTCGGGCGGGAAATGGAAAGGCCCCGGATTACCCGAGGCCTGGAGGGGCTGGATGCCCGCAGAACGGGCGGATGTCTACTTGTCGCGCAAGCGGGCCAACTGGACCGCCACCTCAGCGTCCACCATCGCCTGGAGGTTGGTGCCCACGGCGGGCTCTTCCTCGACGATCTCCACGGGGATCTCCTCGGCGGGCTCTTCATCGGGCTGCGCCTCGACGGCCATCCGGACCGCCTTGCTCGCCATGAACATCGCCACCCCGCCGGACCGAGCCGCAGTGCAGCACAGGGTGCAGTTCTCGTCGTCGGCGGCAGCGGAGCAGGCCTCACTGGCCGCCCGGATGCTGGCCAAAGCCTGCTTGGAGGCCTCGACTCCAGCAGCAGCGCCAGGAACACTGACCTCTCCCAGGACATCCGCCACGGCCTGGGCCGACACCAGGATGGCCTGGCACGCCAACTTGCAGGCTTCTTGAGCGGGGGTCCCGGGCGCCGGGGGAACAGTCTCCTCCAGGGCCTGGACCTTCGCGGTCAGGGCCGCGATCTTCAATTTCAACTCGTCCATCTCGTCCTCCGTGGTTTTCGGGGCTGCGGCCGGCGTGGCGCTCCCCAGGCTGTGGATTGCGGCCCCGCCCAGGGACCAGGACTTCGGCACGACCAGGTCTCCCTGCCCGCCAGAGCGCTCCCAGACATCGCGCGCAAACTGCGGGGTAACAGCCCCGTCGCGCACCGCCTGAATCACCGCCCGCCGGTCGGCTCCGGTCACAACCTGGGAGACTTCCACCAGCTCCATCTTCGTGTTCACATACCCGCACAGCCCCTGCTCGAGGGCGGCCCGGGCATGACCCGGCAGGGTCTCGATGACAGACGAATCGTCCCAGCAAGCGACGGAATCATGCACAAGGTACCCGATGCTGAACGCTCGGAGATACTGGCCCGCCACGAGGTTCCAGGCCTGAGCAGCCTTCGGATTCTCCTCCACGGCATACCGGAACTTCCCGCGCAACACCCCGTTCGCGACCTCCACCGCCAGGGCGCTGCCGATGACGCTTTCCGGTTCAGCGTTCAGTCCACGAAACCAGGAGTGATTCCACAGCAGGACCGGGTTGGCCAGGTAGTTGCTCAGATCCAGCCCCCCCAGCAAGACGAGCTCGCCGTTCCGGTTGGGGTCCTCCGAGCAGAGGGTCCCAACTACGGTGTGGGCCTGGGTGTCGATGGATTCCAGCGTGTAGGCCTGCGCCTGCACGACGGTGCGAGTCTTCATGCTACCTACACCTCCCGCTGACCAAGTCCGCCAACTGGGCGGCCACCTGCTGTGCCAGGCCGCTCTCGGCCTCAACCTGGGCGATGTTCAGCGGCACATAAAGCCGCCCCCCAACCTCTCCACCCAAGGGGTTCAGGCCGTGGCGCTCGCGCCACTCATCGACCGTGACTGCCCCGCGAACCAATCCGTCGGTCATGGTCCGGTGGATGAAGTCTGCCGACTCCTGGACCGGATCGTCCGCCACCAGGCACAGGGCCGGATCGCGGAACAAGGGGACCAGGTAGAGGTTGACCCAGGACTCCATCCCCACGAGACGGGGCTTGACGTTCTGGCGCTGATGGAAGTTCAGGGCGGCGTCAGCCGTCGCCCGGTTGCTGTTCTCCACGATGCCCAGGACCTCGGGCGGGACGTTCCAGTTCTGCGCGATCATGTCACGCAGGAGCCTCCGGCCCTCGATGAAGTCCAGGTCCTTGTGGTTGGCCCCGAGGTCCTGCACCCGCAACTCAGAGTTGATGAACAGGTCCCGGTGCGAGTTGTCGACGCCGCAGTGATTGGCCTCGTACCACAACTGCAGCTCCCGGGCCTCCTTGCTCTTTAGCCCGGGGACTCCGATGACTTTGCCGAGACGGCTTCCGTTCCGGTAGCCGTTTGTGTTCCAGCGCGCCGAGAACTCGTCCTGGGTCACCTCGCTGTTGACCGCCTCGGCGGCCCCGGCACCCCCGAAACCGTACGGGTCCTCAACATCAACCTGACGCAACAGGATCAAATCCTGCGGGCGGCACTTCCTGGTCCGATGCCGGCCCCTCAACCGAAAACGCCAGAATGGCTCAGACTCGCTCGGCATGTGGATCAGGTCCTGGGGGCGGACCGGCCAGAGATGCAGGGGACGGACCCCATACCCGTCAGGCGTCTTGTTCTCGTCGTCCGGGTCGCGCTCAACGAACAACGGCGCTCTCCCGGTCATCTCCAACCAGACCGTGAGGAGCTCACGCATCTGGACCCCGGTCATCATCGGGTTCGGACGCTCCCACAGGTCGAGCAGTCGGTGGTCCAGGACCTCCACCAGGACAGGGCTGCCATCTGCACTCCGGCCGACAGCCCGCTTCACGTGCCACCTGACCGAGGCCACGTCCTCGGCGATCCGATGCACCGGACCGCGCACCCTGGAGTTCCGCTTGTAGACCCGCAGCCAGGCGGCGGCGTCACGGCGCATCTCGACCGAACTGTATCGCGCCTCACCCAGGGGATCGCCCACAGGCATGGACGGCGCAACCTGAGCGCGCCCCCCCCACAGGGGCGTGGTCAGCGCACGGCCGACCCTGGCCATCATCTCCCCGAGAACCATATCACCTCCTGGCGCTTCGGCCGGAACATCAACTCGGCAAAGGCGTCCGCCACGTCAGGAGAGGAGCCCATCTGCTCCTCGCTCCGACGCTTCCGCAGCGTCTTCTTGCTCTCGACGCAGAACCGCCGCTGATCGTCGTAGTCGCACTTCCGCGCGTTGAGCTGGGCGGTCAGTTGCTCCCGCGTGATCCCGGCCGCAGCCAGCTCATCCATCGTCGGCAGACCCAGCCGCTTCTCTCGCTCGGTCGCCGGGTTGAAGGCCTCACGAAGCCGGCCATACAACTCCGACAGGGTCCCGAGGTGCTCGGTCGGAGCATCGGGAGTCGCCCGCCAGTCCAGCTCAGCCAACTGGCATCCCCCCCAGGTCTCCGGCGTCATCAACTCCAAGAGTCTGTCCTTCGTGCCGGCGCCCACCGCGTTGATGTCCACGCAGAGCGAGTCCGGCTTGATCTCCAGGCCCGCCACCCAACGATCCACGTAGCGCGCGACGGCCATCAAATACAGAGGGTCCGTCTCGTTCCAGTAGCGCACGATGCGCAGCCTCTGCCGGGCCAGGTAGACCAGAGCGTTCTTGTCCGCGCCAGACCGGGACACGTCGAGCGCCGCCTTCTTGGGGGCGCACTGGACCCGCCGCTCCTCGGGGCTCAGGAGCGCTTCCTCCCGGGCCAACTCCTCGCCAAACCGGAACGCCTCCTCAATCCACTCGATCGGGATGCACTTCTCCTCGGCGTCGGTCGGGAACCGGCCAAGCACCCGCGTCCGCCAGAGGTAGGACTGCTCACCCCACTTCTTGCGCTTGTCCTCGATCCACGCCTGGTCAACCAGCTTCGGCCACTGCTTCGACTTGCCGTCCAGGTTCGGCGAATCGAAGGCGCTGATTTGCACCGTTGCCACCTCGCCAATTCTGTCGTGGTGGGCCCGATAGAAGGCGTTCTTCCGCTTGCTCGGATTCCCGATCGCCAGCAGCCGGCACCCAGGGTTGGTCAACCAGCCATCGATGGCGTTCCAGATGGCATCGCTGACGCCACCCGCCTCGTCCACGATGACCAGCAGGTTGTCCAGATGCGGCCCCTGGGCGTTCTCGCCGTCGTCCGTCGAGAAGCCGTAAGCGAACCAGTCCGGCCGACCATCAACCACGATCTCCTGGGTCTTCTTGACCCGACCAGGCAGCTTCAACCGGGCATGCATCCGATTCGTCTCGATGCCCTGCTGCCACAGGAGGCGCTTCACTTGGCGGCCAGTCGGGGCGGTTGTGATGACCGGATACCCCCGAGCGCTGAACCACCACTCCGCCAGGCAGGCCGCGAACATCGTCTTGCCCACGCCGTGACACGCTGCAACGTGAGTCTCTTTTTCGGCCTGGACCTTCTCCAGGATCTCGAGCTGCTTGCCCCAGGGCTCGACCCCCAGCACCTCGCGGAAGAACTCCACCGGCTTTTCTGCGTACTCACGCAGGGGTTCAGTCGGAGCCACTACGGCCTGGACCAGCTTCAGGCGTGCCTTGTTGGCACCTGTCCTCCTCGACCGCCCCAACGCCCGGGGCAGGACAAATGGGGAGGAGTAGGTTGGGGCGTCCAGTCTGGCCAGCCACATCGCAACCAACTCCCTCAGGTCCGGGTTGCCAGACGCACCTCCTTGCGCTGCTCGAACCGCTTGATGGCTCGCTCAAGAGCCTCGGCCTGCTGCGGCCCAAACTCCTCGGCCAGACTCTCCAGGAGGTCATCCTGCAGGCGGGCCCAGCCGCGCAGGAGCTCCTCCTGCTTGGCCCGGCCGTAGTGGGGGTGGTGAGCCTTCAAGAACTCCCCGAACGCGAGCGCGTTCCCCTTGCTCCCCTGACCGAGCCGGAGCATCCGGTGCTCCACGTCGGCAAGGAACACCCACTGGGCACGCTGCACCTCGTCGAGGAACTGACGCCCCCGGAGCCAGCGCTCGACTTCACGCCACCGGACACCAGCCTGCTCGGCTGCGAGCTCGAGGGTAAACCATTGGCGGACCGCCCGGAGGAAACGCTCCCTCGGATCGAGGTGCTCCTCCTCTTCCTCGGCGGCGTCCTTCTGATGCGCCTCGATGGCGGAATCAACCGCCGCGCGAATCACATCGCTCTCGGCGCATCGGCTTTCCGCCGCGCGGGCCTGCACCCATCCACGTCGTTCCTCCGTCAGCAGGTCCACCTGGATCCGGAACGGGCGATCATCCGCCACGAGAAACCTCCACGTCACCCGGCCCTTAAGGGGTTTCAGGGCCTTTCTGTGTCGGCGATTCGGGATACGACTCTACCGCCGGCGGCACCCCGACGAACGGAACTTCACCACCCCCTACCCTCCACCTCAGGGTGGA